GAGAATGTACAAAAAAAGACGACAGAAACGCAACTCAATGAAATAAACAGTAAGTTAGATATATTGCTTGCGAGAGTAGGCGGAACGGAGGAATAAGATGCAGACAACAATACAGGAAAGAATAGCATGTGCAAGAGGCGAATTACTAAATGCCATGCAGAAAATAGAAACGGAACAAGAATTACCATCATGTATCATGGATGGAATATTGTCCGGAATATTAGCTGATCTGCGTGAAACGGATAAGATGGAACTACTCAATGTCAATATTGCATTGAAGCAGGAACACGATGAAGAGATTAAAAAATTATCATCAGAACTCGAAGAGGCGAAAAAAGCTGCAAAAAAGGTTCTACCGGAAGCGGAAGAAACAGAACAGGAAAATGACACAGGAAAGCAGGAAACCACTCCGAAAAAGAACAAATAAGGAGGCGGTAAAATGGCACTTGAAAAGATATACACAAGAATAGATGTTGAGATGACGGGAGGGACACAGTATTATGCTGTGTCTGCAAAACAGGGGGATAAGGCGACGAGATATGTGATCGTTAATCTTCTCAACGATGGAATAAAATATACAATTCCTACGGGAGTAAAAGTGACGGCAAATATCACAAAACCGGACAAAACATGTGTATATAATGAATGCACTTATTCGGGTTCGGAGGTAACGGTTGAATTAAAGGGGCAGTCTCTTGCAGCAGCAGGGACAGCACTTTGCGACATAGAAGTTCGAACAAGCGATGAATCACAGGTTATTTCGTCGGCAACATTTGCGATTGAGGTTGAAAGGAGTCAGAGGAACGATAATGCGATTGAGTCATCCAATGAATTCGGAGCATTGCAAGAGGCAACGAAAGCTGCAACGAAAGCAACACAGGACGCAAATACGGCAGCAGCGAAAGCGTTAGAAGCAGAAAAGAAGACGACGGATGCGATCGCTGATGCAAAGAGTGCAACAGAACAAGCGAAGACAGCAGCAAAGGCATGTGAAAACATTGCTGACGGGATGAATACCATGATTGACACGGTAACAAAAAAGGTGTGCAAGATGTCGATTGAGGATGGAATCATTGTACTGCGGGAAGTGTAGAGAATTCCAAGATAATGGAAAGAAATTCCAAAAAGAACACGGAGCAGAAAAAATGTGATATAAAGTTGGAGGTATTAGCATGGGTTATAAAAAAGTAACATCACAGCATAAAGGAACGTTAAGAATTCGGAGCGAACCGGACAAAAATGCAAGGATTTGCGGGTCGTTATCATATGGCGAGAGCATCACGGTTGATGCCGTAAAGGTACAGTCAAAAACCGGAACAGAATACTATAGAGTGTTAGGTTACGGTTATGTAGAGGCTGTGTATATGAAAGATGGAGAATCCGGAGTAGAAATCAACAATGATGAAATTAACAAAGTTGTGAAAATGGCAGAAACGGCAGCGAAAAAGGCAGAGTCAGCAGCAAAGACATGTGAGGGACTGGCAGCAGGAATTAACACAATGACGGATTCGGTAACTGGCAAGGTCTGCGAATTAGGGATGGCAGACGGAATTATGACGGTAAAGGAGGCATAAAATGTCGAGCGGTGATGTAATAGTAAAGGTTGCAGATAAAGAGACTCTCGACCGCACCTATGCGAATACAAACGCAATACTGGCAGCAGTCGGGGAGGATGTAAGAGTAAAGGGAGTAAAGCGTTATGGACTGAAAATCAATAAAAATGACAGCAATCCGGCGACACGCTGCACATACCTTTTCGATGCAGTAGGAATGACACCTGCTGCGATGAACTATTCAACCGGAGCATTTGATTTCGGAGACTGGGGAGATGTCTTTTTTGTAAAGAACAACTATCCGGCAATGGTCAAATATGACGGTACAGAAGATTATAAACTTGACCCGAACG